TTTATCTCAGTGTTTAAACAAGCAGTTGAGAGAAGGTGACAAAAATAAATCAACTATAACGGCTAACTCTATTAGAAGGCTAGAGAATAGACAAGCCACTGGAGGTTAAAATGATTGATGAAGAAACTTTTGGTATATCAAGGGAGGAGATGATATTTAATTGTATCTCTCTTTATATGTATAACTTTTCAGATGCGAAATTGGTAACAGTACAATGCACAGAGGATCTTGAAATAGAAATTCTAATTCATTCAGATGGAGAGATTAACGACTCTGGACACAACCTATTAGTCTTAGTTAATCAACCCTCTACTGATCTAGAAGGTGCTTATATGACAATGTTACATGCTGACTATGATGATTTTATAGGAGATAAATAAAATGATTGGATTAACAGGTGATCAGTTAGATAATTTTTTGAGTAAGCTAATGCCACAGAAGGTACACTGTCTTAAATGTGATTGTGTTTATCCTGAGCATCACAGTCACTCAATTACTGAATGCCCTTTCTGCGGTAACCCAGATATGGAGCAAACTGTATATTTACAAAAGGAGGATTAACATGGAGATGTATCAGGTGTTGAAGTATCACAAAGATGACATAGATAACCATGAAGTAGTGGGCTGTAACTTAACACGATCACAAGCCGCCCAACTGCTACACGATACTAAAGTAATACAAGGTAAGGAGATGCTTATCTCTGAGCCTATGCCAGAGGAGGGGTATGATGAGTAAGGACAGGAGAGACTACAGACCATACATGATGTCAGTTCCCCTGCTTTTGCCGGAATACCCCCAACACCCACAGCTCTGCCATGAGGCTAAGAGGATAGTTGATATAATAATAATGCGAATGATCGCACAAGGAGAGAGTGATGAATGACTACGAGAGTATACTTGAGAGCTATTTTAAGGCACATTCTGAGGACTTTAAATCTTTTAATGAGGGAAGGGTAGCATATGAGAAAGGGTATGCGTATGACACCATTAGAGTAGAGCGAGGGGATATGTGGTACGACCAAGGATATAGCTTAGCGTTACAACTATCTGAGAATCAGGGTAGTATAGATAACGAAACACCAACTACATATAAGGAGTACAAGTAATGCCTATGATAAATAGATGTCCATCAAATGGAGATGACGAAAGATGGGATGCGTTTTGTCAGGAAGCACTAAACAATCTTACTCATAAAGACCACAGAGAATTCTTACAGATATTTAAAGAGATGAACCCTGAGTTCTGTGAAGATAAAGATGACAGAACTATTTTTTATAGTGGGTGGTATCAAGATCATGTAGTAGATATGATTCTTGAGCAGTACGAGGACTTAGTTAAATGATTAGTCATGCCAGTAGGAGGGCGATAAGAGAATCTTACATTGCACTTAGAAGTTTAGGTTATGAGTATCAATGTAGGAAGGTGTTGTATAGTAGGAGGGGGTTAGTAGTAGATGTCTACTGCCCCTGCTGTGAATATGTTGAAGAGGGTAGCACGGATCAATCAACCAGTCAAGACTTTGGAGAAAAATAGATGGAGTTTCAAACTAAAAAAAGAATGACAATAAGAGAGAGCAAAGATAAGTTAACTGCTAAACAACAGCAAGTACTAGTCTATGCTCTTAAAGGTTATAGTAATAATAAGATAGCAGAAGTGTTGGGTATAAAGTCTATTACTGTTCGTATACACATGTTCTCAGTGTTTAAACACTTTGATGTACACACAAGAGCAGAGCTGTCAGCTTTGTATGTGTGTGAGTATGCGTTAGAGTTTGAAGAAAAATTAATGAGGGGGTTTTAAATGAAGCAGACACCAAAGGGAGAGCTAAGCCACAAGCAACACGAGGCATTTGTTTTTACGTTACTGGGTCTAAGTGGTGATCAGGTAGCAGAAAAAATGGACGTAGGTGTAGGCACTGTTCGTATACACTTATTGAGCGTGTACAAATATTTTAAGGTAAATACAAAAGCGCAACTGTTGTCTTTATACTTAGATAAGAATAAGATACAGAAAGAGATAGACAAAATGATGGAGGTAGATTAAAAAATGAAAGAAAAAGGTACTTGCTTATATAAGACCAGTTGTCCTAACTGCAATAGTAGTGACGGCAATCAGGTTTACGGCTATTCTAGTATACCTAATGATTCGTTTTGTTATGCTTGTAATACCTTTTTTCCACCAGACAAAAATGAAGTTGTGCAAATTAAACCTTACAAGGCAGATACAATGAAAGATCTAGAACACATAAAAAGTTTACCTATCTTAGCTATCAAGGATAGGCAAATCAGACAAGAGACAGCTTCAATTTATAGGGTTAGAGCTTCAGTGTCTCAGGAAGATGGCACAACTATCACCCACCTGTACTCACCTGATACACTAGAGGGAAAGCTAGTGGGGTATGAGTGTAAGGACACAGCTAACAAAAAGTTTTCTAGCATAGGAGATAGGAAGGGAGAGCTGGATTTGTGGGGTAGTTGGACTTGCACTGGTGGTGGTAATAAGTTGTTTGTTTGTGAAGGGCGGCTTGATGCTATGAGCCTTTTTCAGGTAATAGATGATTTGAATGCAGAAAAATATAAAGCGTTTAAACCTTCAGTTGTTAGTTTGACTAGAGGTTCTTCAGGGGCTGTTAAGGATTTGTTATCTAATAAAGAGCTGTTGTCTAAGTTTAAACAGGTGGTTCTGGTTTTTGACAGTGATGAGGCAGGTAAAAAAGCGACAAAGGAATGCTTAAAAGTTTTTCCTTTGTTCTTGACAGCTAAGTTACCCCTTAAAGATGCAAGTGCTATGTTAACAGAAGGAAGGTCTAAAGAGTTGTATGACGCTTGTGTCTGGAATTCTAGTGTTGAGAGACAAGGCGAGGTGGTTGAAGTTACTGATGAGCTAATTCAACAAGCTCTTGTTAGACCAAAGATGGGTTTAAACACTTGTTGGCCTACTTTAGACAAACTTACATACGGCCTACACCCTCATCAAATAATTGTGTTCGGAAGTTACGCTAAAGCAGGCAAGAGCGAGTGGAAAAATCAATTAATTCATCATCTTACGCAACATCACAATAGACCAGTAGGTGTCTATGACTTAGAAGTACACCCAATAAAGTCTCTAAAACAAATAGCTTCAAAGTTGGCTAAAACAAATTTCTTAAAACCAGATAATGATTATGATGACAGGTTGTTAGCCACTTGTTTAGAAAAGTATAAAGGAAAGTTGTTTATATATGATCGTACAGGCTCTAGGGATTGGAACGATATTAAGGCTTGTATTATTGAGCAACACTTGCTTGATGGTGTGTGTGAGTTCTTCTTAGACCCCTTGACTGCCTTAATAAGCAGGTTTAGCAGTAGTGAGGCTAACGATAGGCTAAATGAGATTATGACTGATCTTGCTGACTTAGTTAACAATTACCCAATAACAGTTATTTGTTTCTCTCATGTTAACGCACCGCCCAAAGGTAGCAAAAGCCACGAAGAAGGTGGTAAGATATTGTCTGGTCAGTTTACTGGGAGCAGGGCTTTGGAGAAGTGGAGTCATTTAGGCTTAGGCTTAGAGCGTGACAGATCAGCAGATTGTCCACCAGATCAGGTTAACCACTCTACAGTTAAGATTTTGTACGATAGAGATTTTGGTGCTAGTGGGTCAGTAGATATGTTTTACGATACTGATACCACAGAATACTTAGAATTAATAAGGAGGTACTAGCTTATGGCTAATTTATATCATTTTGATGGAACAGATTATAACAAAGATCGTGACCAAGTTAGGTTATCTAGTAATCTTGACATACTTAGGGATTACATGGAGGGTAGGGGGTCTTTAACTATTAATGAAATAATTGAAGGTACAGGCTTAAAAAGCCATACTGGGGTCAGTGCTAGTATAAGAGAGTTAAGAAAAGCTAGGCATGGTCACAGGACTGTAGAGCGTAAATATATAAGCAATGGTTTATATAGTTACCAACTAATGCCAAAATCTGCAACACCTGTTAGTGTGGTTAGATCAAATGAATATGTTTTTGATATTGAGACTGATGGTATTGAAGCCACAAAAATACATTGTATTGTAGTTAACGGCAATGAAGTAGATAAAGATTTCTTTACTAGTTTGACAGAAAAAGACACTCTTATTGGACACAATATATGCCGTTACGATATACCAGTGCTTGAGAGGCTGCTAGGTATTAAGATCAAAGCACAACTGATAGATACTTTAGCTTTGTCTTGGTATTTGTTTCCTACTGTCAATAGGCATGGTCTTGCTCATTGGGGTGAGCGTTTAAACATTGAGAAGCCAACTATTACTGATTGGGAAAACTTGTCTCGTGAGGAGTACCTCCACAGGTGTAAAGAGGATATAAAAATAAATCAGAAGCTCTGGGGTTTACAGAAGTCTTTATTAATTAAAATTTATGAAGGTGATTATCAACCACTTGTTCGTTACCTTTCATTTAAAATGAAAATGGGTATGCTTCAAGAAAAATCTAAATGGCAGTTAGATTTAGATAAGGCTAATACTTTGCTCAGTAGTTTAGAGTTAAAGAATCAAGAAGCTATTGATGAGCTATCTAAAGTAATGCCTAAAACAGATAAGATAGCAAAACGCAATAAACCTAAGTTGCCGTTTAAACAAGATGGTACTCTTTCAGCTTCTGGCGAAAGGTGGAAAGCCTTAACAGAGCTTAATGGTTTTACTGTTGAGTACGATAGAGAAATACCAGAGGTAGTTGGCACTGAAGAACCTAACCCTACTAGCAGTAAGCAAGTTAA